AGCTCGCCGCCGCTGACGAACTTCGTTCCAAGGCCGAAGCCCAGGCGAAGGAAATCCACGCCTCGCAGGAAACCGCCGGCAAGCGAGCCGCTGCCATCGCCGCCTCCGTGGGCGTCACCCCCCTTGAAGTCACCCCCGCCGAAGTCGCCGCTACCTCCAAGAGCGACGAGGATATCTCCGCCGAGTGGGTGGCCCTCAAACAGAAGGACGGCAAAGCCGCCTCTGACTTCTACAGCAAGAACCGTCCGGCCATCCTCCGCGCCGCCGGCCTACGCTGATCCTTTCCCCTCTCCAACCCAACCTAACTCCCTACTATGTCTAACAGCATTGGTGGCTTGACCCTCCAGCTCGTCGCTGAAGAGTCCCTCCGCACCCTCGTCCCCGAACTCGTTCCCCTGACGGAAATCGCCGTCACCGACTTCGGCAACTACGTCGCCGAGCGCGGCACCACGGTTCACACCCGTTACGCCGACGCCTTCACGGCCACGACCTTCAACCCGGCTAACGGATTCGTCCCTGCTTCTGCCACCTCGACCGACGTCCCCGTGACCATCGCCGACCTGAAGTATGTCGACGTCGCCTTCACCGACTACGAAGCGTCCACTCTCAGCCTGGAACGCCTCCGTCGCCTCTTCTTCGCCCCGATCGCCAACGCCGTCCAGAAGTCCCTGTTCGACGAAGTCCTCTCCAAGGTGACCGCCGCTAACTTCGCCTCCGAAGCCTACTCGGGTGCCACCTCCGGCTTCAACCGCATCGCCGTGGCCAACGCCGCCAAGAACCTGACCAAGGCTAACCTGCCCCACATCGGTCGTAAGTTGCTCCTTAGCCCCGACGCTATGGGCCAGCTCGTTCAGGATGCCTCTGTCGCCCAGACGTTCTCCTACGGTAACAGCGACGTCATCCAGAACAACTCGATCAGCAAGAACCTCCACGGTTTCAGCGTCTCCGAGTACAACGGTTTCCCGACCTCCGGCACCGCCTTCACCGAAGGTCTCAACGGCGTGGCCTCCTGCAAGGAAGGTCTCGTCATCGTGACCCGTGTTCCTGCTACCCCGACCACGGGCGGTGGCGAACAGATGGTCGTCCAAGACCCGGACAGCAAGTTCTCCTTCGCTCTCCGCTACTGGTACAACTGGCAGGCCGGTCAGCACAATATGTCTGCCCTCTGGCTCGTCGGTTCGGCTGTTGGTAACCCCAACGCCCTCCAGCGCATCAAGTTCAGCTCGTAACCTTTCGGGGGAGTTTAAAATCCCCCAAAGCGACAATGCGAAGCCCTCTCCCCGCGCCACGGGGGGAGGGTTTCTTATTTTGACAATGGGCTAAACCCATGTCGGGAATCACGGACGAATGGGCTGTAGACGCCTCGGAAATCCTTTCCGAGATCCCTAAGGCCGTGACCGTTAAAAACGTCCCAGGCGGGACGCCAGTAGCCTTAAACGCGCTGATGTCGCAGCCGGCCATCATGCAGGACTTGGAAACGGGGGGCTTTATGAACCAGACCTCGTTCGACATGAAGTTCCTGCGGACGGACGCCGCCGCCAATCCGGGCCTGATCGCCTTCGGGAATGTGGTGGCCTACGGGGGTCAGGAGTTCCGCATTATGACCGTGACGGACCGCACCCCCTCCGCCTGGGTCATCGTCAAAGTCCAGACCAAGGTGCAGTAATGGCCTTAGTGGTCACAGTCGCCAAGGGCATCAAGGTCGACTATACCCAGATGGCCAAGCATCTGGCCATTTACGCCTTGGTCATGCGTAAGACTTCAGAGGAAATCGTGAAGCAACAGGCGCGGTTGTTCGCCAAGGATATGTGCGACTTCACCCCCCCGTTCTCCGGCTCCCAGCCGTCAATCAGCAAGGGAGGCGATGGAGGTTTTGGCAACAAGGCTCGCAACAAGGGAAGGGACGCCGTCAGCCGTGACGTCCGTAAGATTTTTTCCCCTTTGCACTTTGCATCCGCTGCTTCAGTTGCGGCTCGTAATCATATCGGTGTCTTCTCGGCCTGGGCTAGGGCCAAGATGAAACTGCCGCAGGTGTCCGACCCCGGCTATGTCTTTCAGATGATCAAAGACCGAGGCGGCATCATCGGCCAAGGTGAGCTTGATTATTTTACTAGAATCATGGGAAACAAGGCCGCATCGAACGCCAAGTTCCTTCTTGGAACTACTGAAGGCAGGATTAAAAACATCCATGAAAGCCTGCGTGGGAAGCCTTCCTACAAGGTTTCAAAGATGCGTGATTCGGAAAAGTTCTACGTCGACGACTGGAAGCCCGTCGAGTCCTACATCAAGCGGGTGCAGCAGCGCGTCGGCAAACTCAAGTCCGGCTGGTACTACGCCGGCCTGAAACTCGGCAGGATGCCTACTTCCGCTTGGATTATGAACCAAGGTGCAGGCACATCTATTTATGTTCCACGTCTTGGTACGGCCCACCCTACCATCAAGCTCGGCTCGACCGTGGGACGAAACTACAGCCAAGGCTACCACTTCATGCGGATGGCCATGAACCACCGGGCCTTCGCCATGCGGGTGGCCATCGTCAAGCATTTGCAAGCCCCGCGCAATCAAGGTAAACTCCTAGATGTAATCAATCGCTTAAAAGGCTTCACCCTTACCAACACACCCTGATGCCCACTCCTACTTTCTTCAGTTTCCGAACCGTCCTCGAAACGAGGGTGGCCGATTACCTCGCGCCGCTGTTCCCGGGCATTGCCGTGCATAAGGGCGTGACCGACGACATCCGGGTCATCCCGATCATCATCGCCCACGCCGAGTCCAGCAGCAACATCGACGACCTCGGCTCCCAGACCCTCGGCAACTACAAGGCCAGCCTGAAACTCTACATTTACTCGTCCGCCGACGACGAGACGCTGGAAGTCCACCGGGCTAGGGTCGTGGAGGTCATCGGGGCCATGCGCGACGTACCGGCCCTGCAAGCCCTCTGGAACCCTTCGACCGACGGCCAGTTGTACGACCTGTGGATTGAGAACGACGAGGAAGGCATGAGCCAGCGACGCTACGGCAACGTGCTGGAATACACCGTCTGGGGCGTCATGCCCCCGTCTCCTTGACACTTGGCTAAACGCATACGACCATGTCTTCGATTGATTACGGTGTAGCTCACTTTTACGGACTTTATGGTACGGTCACCTATGCGACCCTCCAGTCCGACTCCCTGTCCCAGAGCTTCAAGATTGACGTCGAAGTCATGGACGAAGAAGGCCGTGTCATCACCGACCGCCTGGACGACCTCTTTCAGGAAATCACCCTCGACGGCGTTCTGAAGACCGGCGAAACCCCTGAACTCGGTTCGCGCTTTACCTACCTCGGCATCTCTTGGATTCTGAAGTCCCTTGAAGACAAGGGTACGAACAAGGACTTCCGCAAAGTCACCGTAAAGGGCGTCAAGTACCAGCAGATCGCCTAATAGGGCGGCATCCAAGATGGATGCTCGATACCTACAGGCTACGACCGTCCTGCCCCGCCAAGATAAGGTGTGCGGCAGGACGCTTCGTCCTTTCTGCCTTCGCCACCGGGTCGCTCTGGAGGCCATCGAGTCTCCGTTTTTAGACCCGGAGAAGCACCAGTTCAATCCCGTGCAAGTCGTCATGGCGGCGCGGATTCTGTCGACCTACGACAAAGAGGAGATGGCCCGTTCCCTGTCCTTCATTGAAAAACTATACATCGCCCGGATGGCCATGAGCAAGAAGTACTACTCGCGCTGCGTGGGTACGATCCTTGGCTGCATCAAGGTCTCCCTGTCCTACCCCAAGTTCTGGAAGAAGGAAGACAAGGGTAACGGCAAGAAGTACGAGGACATTCCTTTCCCCCTGTCCTGCGTGTCCAACCTGTGCCGCAACGGCGTCAGCCTGGAGGAGGCTTGGACGATGCCGGAGGGCGAGGCCGTCTGGATGTCCGTCGCCAGCGCGATCTACAACGGGGCCAAGATTGATATCATTTCCACGGAGCAGGAGAAAGATTTAGAGAATTTCGACGCCCGTATTGAAGCCTACAAAAAGGCGAACAACCTACCCTGACACCGATGGCCAACCTTGATCTTACAATCGGACTAGACCAGAGCGAGCTGGAGAAGGGTCTTGCCAACGCCGGTAAGACGCTGGGCGGACTTGCTGGTGCCGTCCAGGCGGGTAAGAATCCGTTTCAGGCCGCTGCTAATCAACTGGGGACGTCTCAAGGCGTCGGCAGCCTTCTCGGTGGCCCTATCGGTGGAATAATCGGTGCTTTCGTCGACGCCTTCGGAGCAGCAATCAGCGCGGTCATTGGAAAAATCAAGGACTTGGCAGACTACGCCCAGAATCTTCGTCGCCTATCGATTCAGACTGGTCTTTCTATTCAGCAACTGAGCAACATGGAAGGATTCGCCTCGGCCTTCGGGGTAAGCGTTCAGTCCCTCGCTGGATCGTTCACCGAGTTTACGCGCCGAATGGGTGAAGTCCGTATCAAGGGCGGCGAGCTGACCAACATCCTCGCCAAGATGGGGATTGGCATGGACGAGGTTGCCAACGGTACCTTCAACCATCAGAAGGCGATGATGGCATTGGCCGATGCATACGCCGCCGGAACGGACGAAGCCACGCTGCTTTACTACGGCACGAAGATGTTCGGCGACTCGTTCAAGGAACTTCTTCCAATCATTAAGTCCGGCTCAAAGGCGGTAGAAGAGGCTGCGAAACCTTACATGAAGGTCCGAGATGAAGCAGCAGGTGCATTAGGAAGATTTGGTCAAGATTTGAGCAACTGGTATCAGACTGGTAAAAATATTCTCATTAATCTTTTCGGTTCTGTTGTAGAAGAAATCGAAAAACTTCAATCTGATGTTAATAACCTTTTGTCCAAAGGTTTCTTCAATCCTTTTGAGTCCAAAGAAGACAAAGCCAAGCGCGTCATTGAAAACGCTCCCAAGCACATGACCAACAAGGAAATCGTCGATTTCGTCCTTGAGCGTTATTACGATGAAGATGAGCGTGATGAAGCCAGAAAGGAACTGGAAAAGCAGCTCAAGGGTAATGGCAAAGTCCTGACCCCCTTCGGTATGTCCGAAGCCGGCGCGGCTTCCCAGATGCAGCAGATGGGTGGCGGCGACATCTTCGGAGCCGTGGCCTTCACCCCCCTTGAACGGATCGCCACGGCGACCGAAGAGACCGCTCGCAACACGACGCCTGGAGCCGCTCCGGTTCCCCGCACACCTGACGAACTTTCACGATAATGTCCTCCACCTCCCTCATCCCTTACGGCGATAGCCTCATCCCGCCGGTAGCCCAACCGGGCTGGCAGGTCGAGGCCGACGGCTTCGGCCTTCTCCAGGCCCAGATTAAGTTCAAGTGGGACAATAGTGAGATGAACAGTTTCACGAGCGTCTTCGCCAAGGGAACCACGCTCGGAAGCCTGGTGTCCAGCGCGCCGAGCAACTTCCAGCAGATGAAAATCTGGAAAGCGAACATGGTCTACGATAAGGGCAATGTGTTGACGGTGACCGCCGACTTCTGCGGCATCGACCCCGGTGCCAACAGCGGCCAATACAGCAATATGCAGATGGTGATGACTGGGGCGACGGCTTCCGAGCCTATCGAGCATCACCCGAACTTCCTCGTAAGGAATTGTATCTCCATCTCGCCTGGCAACGTGCTGGCCGGATTCCCGCCTGCGTCTGGCTGGGACAAGGAAATCGCCACCAACCCTAACCGCGCACTTTGGACGCCCAAGGTGGTCAGCGGCGGTGCCTTGCAAGGTCAGCAGTTCGTCGGCTTCCTGCCCAATCAAGACCCCGCAGAGTACGCCGCCGGAAACATCAACATCAAGGCCGGCATCAAGAACTACTACAAACCATCCATCACCCTGCGCGGACTGTGGTATCAGGCTAATGAGACGGCCGCTCTCGATCTCGCTTCGTATGTTGGATATTGCACGGACGGTACCAGCATGGGTATGCCTGAAGCGTATCGCAAACTTGCAATCGACGGAGGTTACTCAGGAAACTTCCAGTATACGGCCTTGTTTGATTCCAAAATCAACCGAACCTTCCTTATCACTTCCTGCTCCGTAGAGCAATTCGGCGGCATCT